GACTGTTTGGGGCAACACTTGATACAGGACTAGAAAAACGTGGACGTAGAGAAAAAGAAGCAGAAGAAATGGGTATTCCTTTTTCTGAGCATCCTGAATTCCAGAAAAAAGCTGACGGTGGTTCCATATACGAAGCCGAAAAATCATATGACTACGATCCGTCGTCTTGGGGTCCTGTATTAGATTTCCTTAAAGCAGAAGTAACTGATCCTGTTAATTTAGGACTTAATCTGGCTTCTTTGACTCCATGGGGCGCAGGAATTAGGTTTGGTAAACTAGGAACTAAAGCTGTTCCAGCTTGGTTAAAAGGAACTAAAGAACACGATAAATTGCGACAAGCAGCTGCTTTGGACAAACGTGCTACCGCTTCAAAGAAAGTTGGAACAGAAGGTGATTCATTTGAACAAGTACATGGAGATAAGTTAAGGGAACAAGCATACGATCTTGAAAGAGAAGTTTTTGATAGTTCTTTGTGGAAGAAGAATTATGTTGCTCCTAAATCTAAATCAAAATCAGTTATTCCTGAAGGAGGAATTACTAATACTCAATCAGCACAAGCAGCAAAAAGAGAGATTGATAAAACATTAGGAACTAATATAAGTAAACAGAAACTTATGCCTAAAGGATTTAAAACAAGAGAGGAATTAATGGATGATTATAATAAAAAATTCAGCTCAGTTGTAGATGATATAATAAAACCAACACCTCCAAAAGACTATTCAAATATGGGTATCATGGAACTTTTAGAAGAAATAATAAAGACTCCTCCCAAATAAATGACCACTAACCGAGATCGTCTTGCCGCATTACGCAAGATTGAATTAGATTACCTAGATAAATCCGAAGCCAAAGAATTCACAATTCTCCTAGAAGAATTAGAGAAACGCGAGTTCCAAGAAAAATCCACTAGCACCTTCTTAGATTTTGTTAAATCTATATGGGAAGACTTTATAGAAGGTGATCACCACAAGAAAATGGCAAAAGCGTTTGATGATATTGCTAGTGGTAAATTAAAACGTCTAATTATCAATATGCCGCCACGACATACAAAGAGCGAATTTGCATCACATTTGTTTCCGGCATACTTATTGGGGCAAAATCCTAAACTAAAAATAATTGAAGCAACCCATACGGCTGACTTAGCTATCAACTTTGGTCGTAAAGTTCGTGACTTGATTGACGGTGAAGAATACCATGAACTATTTCCTGAAACTGAACTAAAAGCGGACAGTCGTTCTGCGGGTAAATGGTTAACGAACAAAGGGGGCGAATACTACGCGGCAGGTACAGGTGGTGCATTGGCTGGACGGGGGGCGGATTTGTTCATTATTGACGATCCCCATTCAGAACAAGATGCGATGTCCGATAAATCGATGGAAGAAGCATACGAATGGTTCATGACTGGACCACGACAACGGTTACAGCCGGGAGGTGCAATCGTTATTGTAATGACACGTTGGTCTAAAAAAGACTTAACAGGTCGTTTAATTAAGAAAATGGCACAGGATAAAGGCGCAGATCAGTGGGAAGTCATTGAATTTCCTGCAATTTTACCTAGTGGTAAGCCACTTTGGGGCAATTTTTGGAAACTAGAAGAACTTGAAAGTATAAAAGCGTCTGTTAGTCCGTCTAAATGGGCGGCACAATACATGCAAAGACCGACAGGTGAAGGTATTTCGATTATTCCTAAGAAGTGGTTTAAGGTCTGGGACGAAGATAAACCTCCCAAGTGTAAATATATCATACAAAGTTACGATACCGCGTTCTTAAAAAGTGAAAGAGCTGACTTTACCGCGATAACAACATGGGGAGTTTTTTACCCAGAAGGACAAATAGGTGAAGACTTATATGCGGGCGGAGAAGCGCATTTAATTTTGATAGATTGTATAAAAGAACGGTTTGATTTTCCCGAACTTAAAAACGAAGCGTTACGTTTGTATAGTTATTGGGATCCCGATGTCGTGATTATTGAAGCGAAAGCTAGCGGGATTCCACTGGTTCAAGAGTTACGCAGAATAGGTATTCCTGTAAATACTTTTTCTCCCGGAAAAGGTCAAGATAAGATAGCAAGATTGAATTCAGTCTCGCCAATATTCCAAGATGGGCGCGTTTGGGTGCCAGAAAATAGGTGGGGAGAAGAGTTAATGGAGGAGGTTACAGACTTTCCCAACGGGGAGAACGACGACTTAGTTGACGCTACGACTTTAGCATTAGCACGGTTTAGAGAAGGGGGCTTTTTGCAATTAACAACAGATTATCATGAAGACGAAATTTATTTTAATCAGCAAAGGGTTTATTATTAATAAAATTAATACTATGATGTTCACTTATGGCTATTGAAAAACAACCTTTATCGTTAGTTCCTGATTCGCAAGAAGAAATTGAACTAGAAATCACACAACAACCAGCAGAAGAAACGGAAGTTTTTATACAACCTGATGGTTCTGTTATTTTAGGCAGTGATATGCCTGATGAATCTTCTACAAAGTTTGGTGAAAACTTAGCAGAGTATTTAGACGAAAAAGAATTAAACACAATAAGCTCAGAATTAGTTTCTTCTTATAAAGATGATTTAGAGTCTAGGGAAGATTGGTTTGATTCTTATGTGAAAGGACTGGATTTATTAGGAATAAATTCAGAATCTAGATCACAACCGTTTGAAGGCGCGTCTGGAGTACACCATCCGATACTTGCGGAAGCCGTAACTCAGTTTCAAGCGCAAGCATACAAGGAATTATTGCCTGCAGGAGGTCCAGTTGATACCGAAGTGTTAGGAATGACTGACGATGCGAAGTTAGAAAAGGCAAATCGCGTTAAAAACTTCATGAATTACCAAATTACTTATAAAATGGAAGAATATGACTCCGAAATGGATCAACTTTTGTTTTATTTACCGTTAACTGGCTCTGCATTTAAAAAAGTTTACTACGATCCAGCTTTGGGACGCGCTACAGCACGTTTTGTTAAGTCAGAACACTTAGTTGTACCTTATTACGCAGTAGATTTACTCACTTCACCGCGAATTACCCACGTAATTCACATGAATGAGAACGAATTGCGTAAATTACAGCTCTCTGGTTTCTATAGAGACGTAGAAATGAGCTCTCCCGGAACAAATGTTGAAAGAACTGACGTTGATGATAAAATTGATGAACTTCAAGGACTTACTAGAACAATTAGTGACGAAGAATTCACTTTATTAGAGATGCACGTTGATTTAGATTTGGAAGGTTACAAGGATGTTGGTAAAAATGGGGAAGAAACAGGACTAGGATTGCCTTATATTGTAACTATTTGCAAAGATAATAACGAAATTCTTGCAATTCGTCCAAATTATAAAGAAGATGACCCAATGCGTAGAAAGATCGAATATTTCACGCATTACAAGTTTCTTCCGGGACTTGGATTCTATGGTTTCGGCTTAATTCATATGATGGGCGGGTTAACTAAGTCAGTTACGGCTATTTTACGTCAATTAATTGATGCAGGTACACTTGCTAACCTACCTGCAGGATTTAAGTCTAGAGGGCTAAATATTCAACGGCATAGTGATCCGTTACAGCCCGGAGAGTGGAGAGATGTTGATGCTCCCGGAGGAAGATTACAAGACGCATTTTTACCGCTACCTTATAAAGAGCCAAGTGGTACTTTAAGCACTTTATTAGGTGCTTTAGTTGAATCGGGTAAACAATTTGCGGCTACAGTCGAAAATCCAACAGGAGACGGTAACACTGAAGCTCCCGTAGGCACAACTGTAGCATTATTGGAAAAAGGACAACGTATTATGTCCGCGATCCATAAAAGACTACATTATGCGCAAAGATGTGAGTTTAAGATACTAAAAAGAGTATTTGGTGAGTTTTTACCGCCTGAATACCCGTATCAAGTACAAGGTGCTTCAGAAAACGTATTTAAAGAAGATTTTGATAATAGCGTAGATGTTCTTCCTGTTAGTGATCCAAATATCTTTAGTATGACACAAAGAATTACTTTAGCGCAGACACAGTTACAAATGGCACAAGCTGCTCCTGAATTACACGATTTACGAGAAGCGTATCGTAAAATGTATATAGCTTTAAATATAAAGGACATAGATTCAATATTGCCACCAGAGGAAGAAGCACAACCTAAAGATCCAGTTTTAGAAAACATGGATTCGTTAATGCAAACTCCTTTACAAGCATTTCCACAACAGAACCATGAAGCACATATCGCAGCACATACTGCATTTTTAGAAAATCCTAAAACTGCACAAAATCCAGCTGCAGTCGCTGCATTACAAGCTCATGTTCAACAACATAATGCGCTTAAATACAGAGTGGAAATTGAAGCTATGTTAGCACAACAAGGAATACAGCTTCCACCTCCGGGACAACCAATACCTCCTGAAGTGGAAAGTCAAATATCAATAGCCGCCGCACAAGCGACACAAGCTATAACAGGACAAGAACAAGCACTAGCTAATGCGATGGCTACACCTGATCCGCAACGTGAAATGTTCGAACAGCAAATACAATTAGAACGTGAACAGTTAATGCAAAAAGAACAATCAGATGTAAGGGATACACAAGTAGCAATGACTAAAGCTGAAATGGATGCTCAGGTTAAGAGAGAAAAAATTGAAGCAGATGCTAGAAAAGAAGATACAAAAGCCGCTATAGAGTTACAAGAATTAGAGCAGAAATCAAAAACTGATGCGGAAAAGAATTACACAGAATTAGTTAAAGTTGTTAAAGAAACACGAGAAAAAGATTAATGCCCATTAGAAAAGTAAAGGGCGGTTATAAGTGGGGAAAATCAGGGAAGGTTTACAAGAAAAAAAGTGGAGCAGCAAGACAGGCTAAAGCCATATATGCTTCAGGTTATAAAAAGAAAAGATTGCAGAATAGGAGAAAAAGATAATGCGAGAATATTACAATAATAAAAAATACCCTTCTCCTTCACCTAAGAAAGCAAAGGCTGATCCTAGTTTTCCTAGTGTGAAAGATACTACAAAAACAAAAACTGTAGAAGCGGGGTATTGCCTAGATAAGCCGGAAAAAGCAAAAGTAAAAGCGGCTTATGGACAGACTAAAGGACTTCTTTGGTATAGATCAGTTAAATAATGGACTATATCGTAGCAACGGAGCATTTGCTTCGTAAAATCCGAGAGAGAAAAGAAGCTCTCTCGCAAACGTTAGCTTCTGGAAGTATTGAAGATTTTGAACAATACCAAAGGATAGTTGGCGAAATCGCAGGTTTGAGTTTCGTTGAACAGGAAATTCAAACCCTACATTCCAATATGGAGGATGCACATGACTAACACTGTTCCAGATAGAGTAGATAATTTTGGAAGTAATGGTAAACTTGCGGAAGTTAAAGTTCAGGAAGAAAAAGACGCTATTACACCAGAAAATTTAGAATCACATGCAGATAAGTTACCTCGTCCTACGGGGTATCGTATTTTAATATTACCTTTTGTATTACCTTCTGTAACTAAGGGCGGCATACATATAGCTAAACAAACTCTTGATAAAGAGAGATTAGCTACTGTTGTTGGCTATGTTGTAGATCTCGGACCAGACGCTTATAGCGATCCGCATAAGTTTCCTGAAGGAGCTTGGTGCAAAAAAGGTGATTGGGTTATTTTTGGTCGTTATGCTGGAGCTCGTTTTAATATAGAAGGCGGAGATATGCGTCTTTTAAATGATGATGAAATTTTAGCAACCATAGATGATCCAGAAGCAATTTTATCATAAATAATCATGGAGAATACCATGCAACAAGAAGCAGAAAAGATAGAACTAGAACTTCCCGAAGGGGAAGTAGATGTACGCGCAGCAGATGTTGATGATTCAATTAAAGAAGAAAAAATAGTTGAAGCAGTTGCGGAAAAGAAGGATGAGTTGGATCAAATCAGTGAGTCAGTACAAAAACGCATTGATAAGCTAACTTACAAGATGAGAGAGGCGGAAAGACAGCGTGATGAAGCGGTTACTTACGCTCAAAGTATTAACCAAAGT